AGAAAAAGAAGAAGGCTATCATGAAGATGACGAAGACCCAACTGATGACCATTCAGAAGGCGCACATGAAGACGATGAAGACAAACCTGAAGAAGGTATGCATGATGAAGATGAAGATGATGAAATGGATGAAGAGCTGGAAGGCGTAATCGAAATCGATGGTGTTAAATATGCTCCTGTTGTCGCTGAAGAAGAAGACGATGAAGAAGATAAAGATGAAATGGCACATGAAGGCGCACACGAAGATGACGAAGATGATATGGATGAAGAACTTGACTTAGAAGCTGTACTTCGTGAATTAGAAGAAGATACCGTGGATGAAGTCGAGGAGCCAGTCGAAGAAGGTGAAGATAAAGATGATGATGAAGTAGACGAGTCCGTTGAAGAAGTTGAAGAAGACGTTGAAAACGTAGACGAAGAAGTTGAAGAAGTTGACGAAGAAGTTGACGCTACAACCGGAATCGGTTCTTCTGATAACAAAAAAGGAACCGCAGACAAATCATCAGGTATCGGAACCAAAGACAAAGCAAAACATAACGAGTCAGTCGAAGTAACTGAAGAAAAAGATGAAGATGATAAAGAAGTTGATGAAGATATCGACCTCGACGAAATCATCGCAGCTCTTTCTGAAGAAGAAAAAGAAGATGACGAGAAGAATGAAGTAGCTGAGTTAAAAGGTGAGCTTGACGAGCATCGCAATGTCGTTAAATATCTAAGGTCCAAATTGAATGAAGTTAACTTGCTTAATGCAAAGTTACTATTCACAAACAAACTTTTCCGTTCATTTGGTTTAACCAATGACCAGAAAATGAAAGTTGTGGAAAACTTTGACAGAGCAAATAACTTACGTGAAGTTAAATTAGTATACTCTACTTTAGCTGAATCATTTGTGACGAAAACAACTAAAACCGAAATCAAAGAATCTAAAGGTTCAGCTTCTAAAGCTGTCGCCTCAACTAAATCTGAAAAGCAAGAACAAGAAGTAATTGCTGAAGGTTCAGAATTGAGAGACCGTTTCAAGAAGTTAGCCGGTATTCTTTAATTTCACAACATTATTAGGAAAATATAATGTCTAAAAATCTTGGAACAATCGAAAAGTTGATGGATGGATATAATCCACACCGTCAACGCATGGAAGAAACCCGTGGATTGGTCAAGAAATGGGAACCTACTGGATTATTAGAAGGTCTCGACACAGAACATAAATCACACGGAATGGCAGTATTGCTTGAAAACCAGGCTCGTCAGTTAATCGACGAATCTAGTCACACAGGTACATCATCCAATTCTGAAGAGTGGTCAGGTGTTGCATTACCATTGGTTAGAAAAATCTTTGGTGAATTAGCAGCACAGGAATTTGTTTCTGTTCAACCTATGAACCTTCCTTCCGGTCTGATTTTTTATCTTGACTTTAAATACGGTACAGCCCAAGCTGGTTTCGCTAAGAATCAAGAAGTATTCGGTATTACTTCAGCTTCTGGCGACCCATCACAGGGTCTTTACGGTGCAGGTACTTTTGGCTATTCATCAAATGACCACACAGGTACAGCACAATTAACCGCAGCTCTAACAGGTTCTGCTACTTGGGCAGATGTTGACTTCGAACCAGACTTGTCTGCTTCAATCGCATCTTCTGCAGTAGGAACACAACTTAAAAGATTTGACATTCCTGTCAGTTCTATGACGAACCCCGACTTGAATGGTGCTAGAGCATTTGAAATAACAGGTTCAGTAGCTTACACTTCATTCTTCCCAGCATACACCAAAATCTTAAATGGTGTCGGCGGAAGTGAAGTACCAGCTGATGATGCAGCAGCAACTCACGTACGATTTATCGTAAAAGAGAGTGCTACAACAGACGCTTCACAAAGAGCTACAATCTTGTATCATAAACAACCAACAGATACTACACGTGGCGACTTCGAAGCTACATCTACTGGTGTTGATGCAAACCCTGAAACTGATATTGATATCCCAGAAATCGATATAGCAATGCGTTCAATCGCTATTGTTGCTAAAACACGTAAATTAAAAGCTGTTTGGACTCCTGAGCTTGCTCAAGACCTTAACGCTTATCATAGTGTTGATGCTGAAGCTGAACTTACTTCACTACTTAGTGAGTATGTATCAATGGAAATCGATTTAGAAATCCTTGACATGATTCGTTTAGCAGCTAATGCTAAAACTGAAAGATGGTCAGCAAAAGTTGGATATGAGTATGACTCAGCTACTTCACTATTTGTAGAAACAGCAGCTAACGCTTCTGCTTACACAAAAGGTGAGTGGTTCCAAACTCTTGGAAACAAGATACAATCAGTATCAAACGCAATTCATCAAAAGACTCTCAGAGGTGGTGCTAACTTTATAGTAGTATCTCCAGAGACAGCAACAATCCTTGAATCTATTCCTGGATATGCTACAACTTCTGATGGTGATGCAAACAATAAATCCTATGCAATGGGTGTACAGAAAGCTGGTTTATTAAATAACCGCTTTACCGTATATAAGAACCCATACCAGTTTGAGAACACCGTTCTCGTTGGTTTCCGTGGAAGTAACTTCCTAGAAACTGGTGCTGTGTATGCTCCTTATGTACCGTTGATAATGACACCTCTTGTATACGACCCAAAGAACTTTACTCCACGTAAAGGTGTAATGACACGTTACGCGAAGAAGATGGTTAGACCAGAATTCTACGGTAAAGTTATCATTGGTGATATAAACTTAGTTTAACACTAATATAAGTCGTACTTAGGTACAATAATGAAAAAGGGTGAGTTTTTAACTTGCCCTTTTTTGTTTAATATTGTGTATTGTTATATTTATTAATGACAAATTAGATTTCATTTAGGAGAAAATAATGGCAGACTTAAAAGTAATAATCAGAGAAGAGTTGACTTTAAATGGTTATGACCAGGGTGCTAAAAATACTTTAATAATTTCAGATATAGATGAAGTATTTAAAAGAATAGTTACGTGTCCTGCTGATAATGAAACTACTATAGCAAGATTTAGAAGTTCAGTTGGTAATGCAAGTGGTACTGCTACTTTTGATTCGGCATTAGATGTTCAAGATGTAAAATATGTGAGAGTTACTAATTTAGATGATTCTAATAGTTTAACTTTAAGTTTACAAGTGGAAGTTGGTGAAGATGATTCAGGTGCAGATACTTCAGCTAGTGTTTTAGTAGAAGCTGGTAAAAGTTTTGTTATGGGTTCTCCACACGATGGTATAAGTTTATCTGATGCTAATGCTAATTTAGTTACAGACCTTGTAGATTTAGATAGTTTAGTAGTTCAACCTGGTAGTAATTCAGTAAATGTTGAAGTATATGTTGCTTCAGCATAAAAAATTATAGTTTAGGAGAAAATAATGGCACAAGAACACATATGGGCCGGAAGCAGTTCATTTTCTGAGGGTGATACACCTTGGGGATTCTATGATGACGATAGTTCGTTTTCAACAGATGTAGATAAATTTGCTGATTGGTGTGCTCGTAGATTGGGTTATCCTATTATGTCAGTTGAACTACAATCTGGTTCATTTTACGCTTGTTTCGAAGAATCAGTAAGTGAGTATTCAGCTCAAGTTAATCAATTCAACATAAGAGAAAATTTATTACATTTACAAGGTCAAGCCACAGGTTCAAGTAACAACGTAACTCACAAAAGAATTACACCTACCTTAGGTAGAACTATCAAATTAGCTAAACAATATGGTACAGAAGCTGGTGTTGGTGGTGATGTAGATATTAAAAAGGGTTCAATACAAATCAATAGTGGTTCACAAGAATATGATTTGAATGCTTTATATGCTGATGTTTCTGAAAGTGGTGCTATAGAAATCAAAAGAATTTATTACGAAGGAACTCCTGCTATGCAACGTTTCTTCGACCCATATGCGACGACAGGATATGGAACAATCAACATGGTTCAAGGGTTCGGATTCGGTAACAATTCTCCTGCTGTTTCATTTACTTTGATGCCTATATTCGAAGATTTATTAAGAGTACAAGCTATAGAAATGAATGATTCTATCAGAAAAGCAGCTTACTCGTTTAATCTTGTTAATAATAAAGTAAGAATATTTCCAGACCCTGAAGAAACAAGTACATTATACTTTGATTACGTGGTGACGAATGATAGAGATAATCCATTAGTAGCTGACTATAGTGGTTCTGCTAATGTCATATCTGATTACTCAAATGTTCCTTATGATAATATGGAATATAAATTTATTAATGATGTTGGTAGACAATGGATACGTAAGTATGGACTAGCTCTTACAAAAGAATTATTAGGTATCATTCGTTCTAAATATGGAACAATACCTATTCCTAATGCCGAAACAACATTAGATGGTGAAACACTAAGAAGTGAAGCGGCCGCTGAAAAAGAAGGACTCATTACAGAACTCAGAGAAACTTTAGAAGGTACAAGTAGAAAAGCTATGTTAGAAGCCGATAAAGATGAAGCAGAGTTTCTACAAGAAAAACTTAATAAAGTTCCCTATCCAATTTACATAGGATAATTAAATGGCTAATACATCAAGATATTATAGTCAACGAGATATTGATACTTTTGACAAATTCAATAAAGAACTTGTAGGTAATCTTACAGCTGAAAAAGAAGGTATTATAAGTCAGAAAGTTGTGATTTATAAAATATCAGCTTATGATACAAAAGTCAATATGTACGGAGAGACTTCAGGTGGTAAAGTATTCAAACCTGGTGTAGAGGTAGCTTGTTTAATCTCAGCTGACGAACAGACTACTACAACAGATGAGTTCGGACCTGATTTACAACAAACAGCTTTGTTTTCTTTTTTACGACAAGCTTTAATTGATATAAGTTACGTCGTTGAAATAGGAGATGTGATTGATTGGAACAATGGTTACTGGGAAGTTTCATCAATTAATGAAAATCAGCTAGTAGGAGGACAGACCGACCTAAATCATTCAGTAGTTTGTAATACATTCTTAGTACGAATGTCACATTTAAATATTGAAAGAGTGAGAAGTGTATAATGTCATCAAAACCGTTACCAAGAAAAAAACGAGTTGACAATCGAGGTTATCAATATTCGAAAACTGAAAAAGATAAAACAAAAGATATTTCTGTTCGTTTAAAGGATATTGATGAAGCAATATTTTTTTATTTCAACGAAGTTATCAAACCGTCTGTAGAAGATAATGGTGAACACATAAAAGTTCCTGTTTTATATGGTTCAGTTGAAAGATGGAAATCAATTCTAAAAGACGGATATCTACGAGATAAAAAAAGACAAATAATCACACCACTAATAGTATTTAAAAGAACAACAATAGGTTTAGATGGTTTGATTCCACAAGATAAATTAGATGCTAATAATCCTAATCAATTCTACCCTTTTGAAAAAAAGTTTTCTCAATTACATCGCTATGACAACTTGACAGCACAAATAGGTTTAATACCTCAAAAAGAATATTATAACGTAGCCTTTCCTGATTACGTCACCGTAGCCTATGAATTTATTATATGGACAACTTACATACAACAAATGAACAAGATTGTTGAACGTATTAATTATGCTGACGGAGCTTATTGGGGAGACCCTGAAAAGATGAGATTCAGAAGTAGAGTAGAAAGTTTTGAGGATGCCACAGAGATTTCAGACGCAGAAAGATTAGTTAGAACAAATTTTGAAGTCACATTAAATGGTTATTTGATTTCTGAAAAAGGGAATGAAAATAAATCAACGACTGAAAAATTCTTAACACCTAAAAAAGTTCAATTTATAAAAGAGGTAGTAACAGAAAATGTCTAAACCATTACCAAGAAAACAAAGGGTATTAAATAGAGGATACTTATATAGTAGAACAGCTGATGATGTTGGTGATTTATCAGTCAATTTAATCGATATAGATTCTTCAATTCAATTCTACTTTGATGAAGTAATACAACCTTCTGTAGAAGATAATGGTGAAAATGTAAAAGTACCATTGATGTATGCATCACCTGAACGTTGGAAAGCTATTCAACGTGATGGTTTCATGAGAGATAGAAAACGTCAAATAATCACACCAGTAATTGTATATAGACGTACTTCAGTCGAAAGAGACGATACCGTCCCACAAGATAAGTTGGATGCTAATAATCCTAATTTATTTTATTCATTTGAAAAGAAATATTCACGTTCTCATAGATATGATAATTTTGGTTTACAACAAGGACTTTTACCACAAAAAGAATACTATAATGTCATGTTTCCAGACTATGTTAATCTTACTTATGAGTTTATCGTGTGGACAACGTACATGGAACACATGAATAATATCGTAGAAAAAGTTGTTTATTCAGATGGAGCATATTGGGGTGACCCGAATAAACTAAGATTCAGAAGTAGAGTAGAAAGTTTTAGTGATGTTACTGAAGTTTCCGATGTGGAAAGATTAGTACGAACAAACTTTACCGTGTCTCTAAAAGGGTATTTATTACCTAAAGGAAATTTTGACCATCGTTCAACAACACAAAAATTCTTAACACCTAAAAAAGTAATCATAGGTTCAGAAGTAGACGGAACCGTTACTAACAACGTAGGAAGAGCAGGACAATTTCGTGAAGATTTAGCTAGTTCTACTTCACAAGTAACATCTACTCCTGTAGGTGATGTAGATGTAACCGTTACAAATGGTATAATTTTTATAGGGGGAACAGGTATAACTTTATCAC